TTATGCGACACTGTAAACCTCTTTGGCGCGGGTCGTGAACGCCTGAACCATATTCGAGGCCAGCTCTTTAAAGATGCGGCCAAACGCCAGCTCAATCAGTTTATTGGTAAACTCAAAGTCCAGCTGGAACTCGATGCGACAGGCATCAGCGCTGAGGGGGGTAAACTTCCAGCCACCCATCAGGGTTTTAAACGGACCATCTACCAGATGCATCAAAATACTCTGATTGCTCGTCAGCGTATTGCGGGTGGTGAACGTCTTGCTGATCCCCGCTTTGGAGACATCGACCGCTGCCGTCATCTGCGTCGGGCCAGACTCCAGCACTCGGCTCCCGGTACATCCCGGAATAAACTCTGGATAAGACTGAACGTCGTTCACTAACTGATACATTTGTTCCGCGCTGTATGGAACAAGCGCAGTACGGCTAATCTGAGGCATAGCATTTCCCATGGTCACACAACCGACAAATAATAACATTTATCACCTGTTAAAAAAACGCTAAGCCTCATCTCGTGCTAATATAGCGCGTTAGACCTCACAGGACGCAATGAGGTGACTTTTTGAAATCAGATTACCGATGGCTTTACGATACTTATGACGAAGAAAAAAGCACATAAACCAGGCTCGGCGACCATTGCGCTCAACAAGCGTGCTCGCCACGAGTATTTTATTGAAGAAGAATTCGAAGCTGGCATTGCATTGCAGGGCTGGGAAGTAAAATCGCTGCGCGCCGGGAAAGCCAATATCGGTGATAGTTACGTTATCCTGAAAGATGGCGAAGCCTTCCTGTTCGGTGCCAACTTCACGCCGCTGACCGTCGCCTCGTCACACTACGTGTGTGACCCAACGCGTACCCGTAAGCTGCTGCTGAACAAGCGTGAACTGGAGTCCCTTTATGGGCGCATTAACCGTGAAGGCTTCACTGTGGTTGCCCTGTCGCTGTACTGGAAAAATGCCTGGTGCAAAGTGAAAGTTGGCGTCGCGAAGGGTAAAAAACAGCACGACAAACGTACCGATCTGAAAGAGCGCGAATGGCAGCTCGACAAAGCACGTATTATGAAAAACGCAGGACGTTGATTCTGCGCACTTATTGTACTATTCAATAAGTTAGCGTTCCGGGCTGGTATCCAGGATGTAAAATCTGGTATACTCAGTTCAACACTATTGGGGCTGATTCTGGATTCGACGGGATTTGCGAAACCCAAGGTGCATGCCGAGGGGCGGTTTGCCTCGTAAAAAGCCGCAAAAAAATAGTCGCAAACGACGAAAACTACGCTTTAGCAGCTTAATAACCTGCTCTGAGCCCTCTCTCCCTAGCTTCCGCTCTTAAGACGGGGATTCAAGAGAGGTCAAACCCAAAAGAGATCGCGTGGAAGCCCTGCCTGGGGTTGAAGCGTTAAAACTAATCAGGCTAGTACGTTAGTGGCGTGTTTGTTCGCAGCTGGCGTGCGAATGTAAAGACAAACTAAGCATGTAGTACCGAGGATGTAGAAATTTCGGACGCGGGTTCAACTCCCGCCAGCTCCACCACTTTTGATAGGACTGCAACCGGACAGTGGCAATAAAAACAGCTACTTACGGACTCTGACCAGACAGAGCTCAGACCGAGAAAAGACAAAAAAATGCACGTGAAATGCACGTGCACTTTAAAAGAACCCCAGATCTCACGGTCTGGGGTTTTTCTATTTGTAACTAAGGGTAACAAAAACACATCCCCTTTCGTGCTCCGCTCGCCTTGACACTGTTTATTTTTACAGTAAAAATACTGTATACAACCACAGTGGTTTTCCGGAGGCTTTTATGTTCGTTGAACTGGTTTATGACAAGCGAAATGTAGAGGGACTTGAAGGGGCCAGAGAGATTATCCTGGCAGAGCTGACGAAGCGAGTGCACCAGATCTTCCCTGATGCCGAAGTGAGGGTGAAGCCGATGCAGGCGAACGGCTTGAATAGCGATGCCAGCAAAAGCGATCGGGAAAAGCTGAACCGCATGCTGGAGGAAATTTTTGAAGACGCAAATATGTGGCTGGTGAATGATTAGCAAACCCGTGTTCGCTTCGTGCATACCTTCAACTACGCAGACATGCACCACTACCCATCGTACTTTTCCGATATTGAACGGCACTTCATCTTAGTGGCGTTAAATAATAAGCACTTTTACTACTCACTGTTTTTGCGGTCACTCCAATAGATGCCCTTTTCAGTGCCGCATTAAATGCAACTAACGTTACCGGGCTTGGAGTTGTCTTGGTACGATGTGAATGGCTCTGAAACAAAAACACATCTTCAGGATACTTCTCCCTGCGGGAGTGGAGAATTCTTTTAACTCCTGGCTTAAGAGCAATGCATCTTTCCCTCAGTCCTTTTGTGGCTGAAAGAACAAGAATATCATGGCTCACATCATCAAACTTTGCCCCAAGAAGCTGTCCGGGCTTAGCCTGACTCAGATACAACATTGCCCAGAGATCTGACCATGTATCAGAAATATTCTCAAGATTCCGCTTGATAGCAATAAATTCAACTACGGTAAGCCCCCACACATCTCTCATCATTCCTTTCAGTAGATCCTCTTGTTACATGAAGCTTATGTACGAACAGAATCTTCATGGTTGTAACATTCAATATTCGAATTACCGAACAGTGCCCAGCAACCGTAGCTCATTTTTACATATGGCTGTCCGAAACATCAAACATCCTGCTCTCATACTAAGAATTTTTTGTTCTGAACGTTTGCAGTTCCGTATTGTCTAAATGAAAAGTTCATAAAAAAGGTTCAACATGGCAACGTTTATAATCGCAAGTACCGTAGTTGTTGCTCTTGGCTTGATAGTATTGAGCCTGATCAAAATTGGCATAAGCACATCGAATAACCCGGATGAATTTTAATGTGTTGAAGTTCGTGTAACGTCTTTATTTACTGGGAATTTTTTATATAGAGTACAAACGGCCACATCGTAAATGATCGCCACCTGCTTCCGATCCACTCCGTTTGCGATCAACCTGCCAGCCTGAGCCCATTGCTCAGGTGTCAATTTTGGCCGCCTCCCACCGATTCGCCCTTTCTCACGGGCTGCGGCCAACCCAGCCCGAGTGCGCTCCACTATCAACTCCCTCTCCATTTCAGCCAGAGCTGACATGATATGAAAGATGAAGCGGCCCATCGGGCTTGATGTATCAATGCTGTCCGTGAGGCTCTTGAAGTGGATGCCACGCTGACGTAGTTCATCCACCAGCAGCACCAAATTACGCATGCTACGACCAAGACGATCCAGCTTCCAGACCACAAGCGTATCGCCCTCATTCAGCGTTCTCAGAAGCTTTTTAAGCGCTGGTCGGTTTGCCACAGTACCGCTCATTTTTTCTTCGAAAATCTGTTCACATCCTGCGCGTTCGAGTGCTTGCTGCTGAAGATCCGTATTTTGGTCATTTGTTGACACCCTTACATAGCCAATTTGCATATTTTCCACCCAGTTATTTCTGCAAAAAAATCAGGTGAAGTTATCGGCAAGGCTGGCCCAGGGCAATCTATAAAACGTCGGTTTGGGAACAGCAGCTACGGCCAATACTGCAACAGGCGTTATAGATCAAGCAGCAGGAGCCTTGGTTAGAAACAGAGATTATGGGATAGGTGGTAATGCTGGCGCGGGTGAAGGTATCCCGATTGGCAGTTTCGGCAACAATGCAAACTACATGGCTTTGAATGGCTGGTATGGCGGAGCAGGAGTTAATGCCGTTAATCACTTTGATAATTTTTCTCCGCTTCTTACGATGTGCCGCTTCGCAGGAGGTTATATAGGGCAAATCCAAATTACTGCTGGCGGCCGTATGGGCGTTCGCGGGGGATCTGGCGCCACCGTGTCCAACCAGGGAACTTGGACACCATGGTATGAGGTTTACAGCACTGGTAACACAACGAAAGCCAGCGACGGTACGCTTAAGGCAGCATCTCCTGTTGCTCGTATTGTGAAAAGCCAGGAGGAATGTCAGCGCACAGATATAAACGAACCTGGCTATGTTTGGTGCGGCTGCGGTACAGCGAATACCGAAGCTGAAGGAATCAAAATTTCCCGGCTCGATGTGGGAGTTTATGTGCTCACCGGTTCGGCAGGTCTGGCGTCTGAGGGGTGGCAGTTACTGCCGCCGATGGACCCTGGCGGCATGGGAGAACTGGGTGTGGTTGAGGCAGAGCAAACCGACAATGGCGAGCTGACAATCCGCCTGTTTAAGCGCAAATACATGCTAAGTGAAGACGGAGAGATCATCAAAACGAAAGGAGAACTGATGGATGTCCCCGCGAACAGCTGGATCGATGTTCGCCTGGATATGCCGTCAGACTCTCTGTTTAACCAGCGAATGAGCCAGGAACCGGAGGTTTAGCGTCTTCCTCTAATGCGCTGACGCGGATAGCCAGGGCTTTAATGGCAGCCAGCGCATCGAGCAACATTGGCGTCTGATCGAGGTGCAGCAGGCCGCCAATTTCTTTGACGTATTCTGGATCGATCGTTTCAATTTGCTGTGATATCACCCCGCGCCGTTGGGTCTGTGTTTCATCATTCTTAAATGTGAAGTGCTTGAACTCCATCCGGCAGATATTCAGCAGCGCCTCTTCAGGGTCCAGGTCATCACCGATGTTCTTGGCAGTTGCATCTGAAACCGCGGATGTCGTTACTTCCTTCCATGCTCCCCATGTATTTGTATTCCAGCCGCGATAAAACATCCTGCCTGAATCGGTACCGATCGAGTGAGGATAAGATATCTGGCAAAGTGACCAGTCGCTGTTCACCTTGTTTATGCGCCCCAGGTTCGCTATGTAACCGTAGCCACCGGCTACAGGCGCATTAGTTGCAGTAGAAAAGTTAATCATCTGCGGGAACAAGCCTGGCTCATTCACGTTGTTGATGTTCTGGGTATTGTTAATCGTGTGGTCAGTTCTGAAGAACCGATATGTGTCTGCCGGTGCCCCCTGCGAACCGGTAGCCATATAGTCGGTGTCGTTCTTTACAGCGATACTTCCCAAACCGACCTTTATTCATTGCTCTGGTGTTCCAACGGTGGTTCGTCTGCGCGTGTTTTTGTGTTGTACAAAGAATCGGCGGGCATTTGCAGTCGGAGATCTATCCAGCGACCACCAGGAATATCCATCGGGTCACCGGCAGTAATCATCGCGGTTTCCACATCAAAACGGCGACGAAAGACTGAAACAGTCAGCACACCATCATCTTCGGTCGTAATATCAACGAAACACAGAAAGTTGCCGTTGATATCCTGGGGGATCTCGACTGTCCACCCTTCAAGGCTAAGGCCGCAGCTGCCCATGACACGATAAACGCCCTCCATCTCTCTCGACGCAGTAACCCCTTCAGCTTCATCGTTACACTCAATCTCACCAGTTCCGAACAGCCTAACTACAGGAGAGGCCCGTTTGATAAAGCCGTTCGTGTCAACGGTGGTGTTTGATTCACCCCACCATTTTTTCCATGTCGCCCCGCCTGGATTTGCTGGATCAAACACACCTGTCCATAAATTATCCCGGTTAAAAGCGAGACCAAAACCAGCCGTCGAATAAACAGGTACAGAGACCAAACCGATAATAGAGTTTCCACTTCCAACTGGTGCACCGATGGTCGACGGTGGAGCTCCATCACCGCGCATACGATAAAGCCCGGCACGATAACCATCGGCCAGGCTTGCCAGTTGAGAAGCCAAAGACGAATCAGCACCGATGCCAAATCCACCTACCTGGATAACATTGCCATTGGAGGTGCCGGTATCCTTAGTCGCTGATGTTCCTAAATTGGGCAGTAGCTATTGATGCCGTCTCTTGGCTCATCTATAGGGCAGCCGATATAACCACCAGCGGGAACACCAAAGCGAGTATTTGCCAGATGCTTAATGGCAAACTCCTGCCCTTCAGCAGTCAGGAACGTGAAGAAGTTTTTCTCATGATATTTTGTAGCGGTATGGCGACTTTCAGCAAACCCCAGTTCTCGAAGCTCAGCTGCGCCAGATTTAGATGGCAGATCTCCACCAGTCAACGCACCACGAAAAAACAGCGCATAAAGAACATCCGTCGCAGCGCCGGACAACGTAATGATTTTCTGACCCATGATTTATTTCCTTTTAGGCGTGAGCCTGTCGCACGGCAAAGCCGCCGAAAGTTAACGGTTTGCCCAGGCTCACAGCTGAAAGACGTTCTTCGATGCGCACGTGCGATGCACATTAAAAAGCCCCGCTTACGCGAGGCTAGTTTTGGGATGGATAATGGCAATCAATCTTCTTTTTTAATCACCACTTCCTGCGGCCGCATCTGCTGAATGGCCCGGACAATGCAGTAAGGAATAACCGCCCAGGCAACTCCCATGGCGGCTCCTGCTGCTTGTTGAGGCGCGCTGACAGCGCCGAAAACCTCAATAATACCTTGAACAAAACCAATAACCCCAAAAACAACACAAATAGCCCAGAGAATTTTCATTAACCTAACTCCTTTTATTAAAGAGCTATTAGGATAATTCCGAAGACTGTTTAGTAAAGCTTTATTACATGAATTACCGGAACTTATCGCTCCGTTTATAGCGATAACCATTATCAAACCCACCAACAGGTGAGCTTTGTAATGGCTTGTTCAGTTGGATATATATCGATGAAGTATGCTTTGCCCTGATCGAACTGTTCAAATGCTGCTGGGCTCGGGATAACCATCTGCAACTGGCCGCCAAGTGTGTACTTTGACCACGACTTGTTTTCGGAGGTGTCTGCAATTACTCCACGAGTGGCCACGCTCATGCCACTGAGTAACTGTCACTTCATCTCCGCATCTGACCGTTGCACGTTTGGCGTTCTTGCTGCCTTACCGGAGCATGTCCCTAATTAACTCTCACAACTGTCTGCTAAACCTGCTCGCAATTATGCGACTTGGGGCAGCCTCAAAACTGCTGCATTACCTTTCGGCTATTGCCATCAGAATCAGTCTCTATGGGGATGGCAACAAAAAACGCCAGGAAGCGGATAGATTCAGCAGTTCAGAATGTTATCGATGGATGACAAACAGTGATTTACATCGAGGACAGAGTAAGGACTGTTCCTGACGTACCTTTGTTGTCGGATGTTTAGAGTTATGTCCGCATATCGGACAAGTCACTGTTGTTTTGGTCGCCGCTTCAACCCGTCTAAGTGCATAATCGAAGAATGACATAATTTACCCCCTCTAAGAATGAGGGTTATCATACCACGATTGGTTACTTTTTAATCTAAATAACCTTCATTAAAGCACTTAATAACTTAGCCCATATACTTCTCGTCGAAGAAAAATATTCGCATTACAAATCAATACGTTGAAAATTTAATTAAATCCCACTATTGCGAACTTTAGTTCTGCTTTTGGCAGTTCGCCTACCACGCTTTGTTTAAGGCTCGCGGACGCTCTTGCTCAATTTGCCGTATGCCAGCCAGGTTATTGTTGGCCTTCTCAATTACGGCCAGTAGCGGCTTAATCCACAAAACAGCCTGGCAGTATGTCATTGAACTGGTGGCAGCGGCACGATCATCGGCTGTGTCAGATCTGTCGGTATAGGCGTGCATGGCGCTGGTACGTAAACGGTGCGCGTATTCGAGCAGCCCACCAGCGACATCAGCAGGAACAGGCAGATCACAGGTTTTTTCACGGCGGAGAATCTCCCGGTATTCGATTACGGTTTCTTCGGTGCTGGTGTCGATCAGGGAGTTAAGCCTGTTGGTATGCTCTGCAACCTGATTGAACCGATTGAAGTTAAATGCCTGAGTGGCGATCACCTGCCCCTGCAAAGTGTTGTCACTTCGCAGAATGTCGTTATCGCTCTGAAGGCTACTGGCGTTTGAGCAACTCTTAACGAGAGCGACCGAAAGGCCAGCAATAACGACAACGCAGAAAAGACCCGGATTAATTTTCATTGATCCAGCCCCCAGCACGCCAGCGCACTTTCCTGATCGCGCCGCTCGACTTGCCCATAGCAGCCATTCTTCTGGCCTTTGGTTAGTCGGCAATCACGCCCACCGTCTTTAATCCACCAGCGGATAGATTCACAGGCCCCTTTCCGGTCACCAGCATTGATGCGCTTGTAGAACGTCGAGGGGTAACATTTACCAGGGCCGATGTTGTATGGGCAAAACGATGCGATGCCCACCTTCTGAGGCTCACTCAGAGGTACTTTGATATTGCGATCAACCCAGGCTAACGCCTTATCGCGTTCAATAGCGTTAACCTTGCGGCATTGTTCTTCTGTGGCGGTCATGCCTTTAACAACACGCCTGCCATCGATGACGGTCACACCGTGACATAAAGACCAGACACCACCCGGGTCAACAACGGCCACCAGCGCATTGCCTTCTTTCTCGCTGATGAACTGGTCAAACAGCACAGGAGCTGAAGCGCCAGCGGCGATGAGGGATAGCATGGCTGCGCTGAGTTTTGCTCTTGTCGATGCCATGTTAATTATCCTGTGGTGGCGCGGTAATGTAGCCCTTCTTAAGGGCCTTCTCGTATGCCTTGGTCTGGCGTCTTTTGAAGTAAAGGTTGGTCAGGTATGTGGCTATACCGATAAGAAAACCGCCAATCACTGCAACCTTGTTCCAGTCGAGGTCGTGCAACCATTGCAAAATGCCGCCTCCACAAATAAGACTGCCGGACACGCAATACGAGACTGCGGATGCAATTTTGTCAGGCATATATCGGATCATCTCTATCTCCTCGCGTAATGGCGGGAGCTGTGTGTAAGGGGTCAGGCCCTCGGGACGATTTAACAATTAGGCATGTCGATGATGGTTCCCGGGGCCTGAAATAAGAAAAGGCCACCAAATGGCAGCCTTATAAAAGAAAACCTCGCCGAAGCGAGGCTATTTGAATTTGAGGCACCTCATCCAACAAACCACCCCGGTTAGTTGGATTTTGACGAGATGCTTTTGGATGAGCGCTGAACCCAAAGGTCAGTATTTTCACACAGCAATTTTGCGAAAAGCAGCGCCCATTCAAAACTGGGTTGCTTTTCAGTCACTCCGGGGAACCCATCATCGCAGACCGAAAAGCTTTAACTGGAGCGGGCAGCGGGAATCGAACCCGCATCATCAGCTTGGAAGGCTGAGGTAATAGCCATTATACGATGACCGCATATGGTGCCGACTACCGGAATCGAACTGGTGACCTACTGATTACAAGTCAGTTGCTCTACCTACTGAGCTAAGTCGGCATTGGTCCGCCACCGGGGCCTCGAACCTCGTACTACAACATTTAGTTGCCGCTCTTCCCGATGAGCTAGTGGCGGTCTGGTGGCCCTTGCTGGGGTTGAACCAACGACCGGGTAATTATGAGTCTCACGCCCGAACCAACTGAGATAAATGGCCGGGGGCGAGATGATACATAAGTCAAACTACCTACGCAATATCAGTGGTTTTTATGGTTGCCCTCATTCCTGTCTGGTATCGTGAAATCGCCAGAAGTAATCAACCCGACAAGGAGAAGTTCATGTCCGAATATCACAATTTGCTGCACGTTATAAGAGCGCGTGTATGCGAAAACAGGAACATGTCTCAATCTGCGTATTATCAAGGAAGCCAGCAAGACAACCAAATTAGAAACAGAACGGCTTTAATTTTCACTCTAGAGATGGTGCTTCACCAGCATAGACTGAAGTACGCAACGATTTTCAATCCGCTTGATGGAAAGGCTGCACTCTACCATATGATTTTTATGAAGACTCGCTGGCAGCCATCCGACATCAGAAAATTGCCTCTTGAAGATGCTTTGTTTGTCATTCAGGAGGAGTTGAGAATCGATAACCTTAATTCCGACGCTCAAGAAGTGCTGCAGAGCTTCAACCTACCGTCTGTTTCTTTCCAGTTTGAAGATTTTCCAGAAGAGGACTGGAATCATACGGAAAACTCAATATTCCTTCGAAGCCTGACTCAGAAAGTAAACCAATAACCCGGTTCACCTCTTCCAGCCGTTCTTCCAGAGCGGCTTTTTCTTTCACCAGGCGATTGAAGTGAGCAAGGTGGGTTTTCTGTTGCCCAAGCCAGTCTTCAAGCTGCTCAGCTGTCATGCCAGGGTTAAAGAAATATGGCTGCTGCGTACCGTCTTGCATTGCATACCCTCAGAAAAGCAAAAACCCCGCCAAGGCAGGGTTTCGATGATTAAGCTGTGTGTCTAAGTGACTACTCTTAACAGGTTACGATAGTTTTTGCGGACCGCGTTAATGATTTTTTAGCAAATTAATAGTAATTTTAGGGGCATGCCTCTTGATTTGAATGGAACAGCAATGACTACAGAAGAACAAAAGAAGACTCGTAGAGTACGAGTAGGCTTCTTTACTGGAAATGGAAGCAAAAAAGACGGCCCTTCAGTCGCGAAGCTCGCTTTCGAGCAAATGCTTGGAACTACTGCTACATCGTTTCCTTATGTTCATACAGCAGAAACCCAGAACCGTGGACTAAAGCTTGTAATTCTTGATAAAGACGACAATCAGCATAGCTATTTTGGTTATATCTCTTGGAGAAGGGACTGTCTCTTGCCCTTCATTGAGGATGGTCTAACTGGAAGTGAAAGAACTATCCCTTTAAGTGACAAAGACTCTGTGGTTGAGAGGACATACTTTATTTACCATTATGAAACCGATCTATTGGTAATGACACTTAATCATTTGGGCCCTAAGGTAAATGACCTGTCTTTCATTCTTTACAATAAAACCCAGATGCAGAACATACGGTTCGAAGCGATTTGGAAGCAAGAAAGCATGAAAGACCTTCTTGAAGATGGCAACGTCTTAAGAAGCTTTGACTTAACTGTTGCTGCCCCAAGAAACTTCAACAAATCCAACTACCACTTCAAGCATGAATTGACTAAAGATATAGTCGATATGGTAGTTGGTATGGGAGGTACCGGCATTCAGTCGCTCAGGCCAGCTGCTGGCATAACGCTGACAGGCTGCGAGATTCTTGGCAGCATCCGGGTTGATAGCCTGGTAGTTATCGAATTCACATGCTTCGAATCGTCTTGCTATGCCGGAATTGTCCATCAGGTCGGCTACCCGTAATGTGCGCAGACATGATTCAATGCCAGCAAGCTCCGCTTTCACACACTCCGGGCACTGGGAGTGCTTAACATTTTCAACGCCACGATAGGCTTTCCCAATGAGGGAAATTCGCTGATAACCACCATGTTTTTCACAAGCCGCAGCGTGGACTTCGCCCGACTCCCAGCTTACCAACTGCCACGGTTTTTTATGTTCCACAGCAAACGCCAGTTCCTCACGAAGCCCTTCGCGCTTTGCCACCAGAGTTTCCCTTTCTTCGCGTTGTTTAATATTCAGCATTGTGATTTCTCCTGGTTACCAGTTGCAGTCTGATTGGCCATAGTCTTGTTCACTAAACCCCGAAACCGGCAGTCCTCCAGGTCGACCGCTTACCGCACCAGCAGGCGCCTGCCATGCCTCTTCGAAATGCCGATCGGGACCAAAGAAAGTCGCCGCCTGTTTCACGTACTGCGTTCCGGCACTACCCGTGGCACGTACATAACCGGCATAACGGTTTACGCCAGCCAGCATTGCATCAGTGTTAACACCGTCTTTAATTCGAGCTTTCCAGGCTTTCCAAGCAGCGGCTTTGGAATTACCACCAGCACGTTTTGGATATGCCTGCCACGCCTGTTCGAACTCGTTGGAATAGTTCTCTTTGGAAGAGCGATTTTTTTCAGAATCGTTGTCAGATGAACCGTTATATTTAGGTTCTTTGACTGATTCATTGACTGGTTCAAAAGAGTGACTGATTCTGGGTGCAGCTCCTGCACTACCCCCTAGTGAATCTCCTGCACTATGGGGTGAATCTACTGCACCAGGTAGTGAACGATTTGCACTACCCCCTAGTGAATCTCCTGCACTACTAAAATCAAGGCGATAAACATTACTTGAGTTACCTTTTGGCCCCGGGCGAAGTTCTTTTTTTACCAGGCCGCATTCACACAAAGCATCAATGTGAATCATCACAGATCGCTTACTGATTTCGCACTGATCAGCGATGTGTTGATAACTCGGCCAGCACTCGCCATGGTCACTAGCGTTATCTGCAAGCTTCAGAAGCACGAGCTTACGCAGTGGATTTCCCACCTTGACCTTCATTGCTTTAACCATCAGTTCCATGCTCATGCGACACCCGCCAACTCATTTTCGTTACTGAATTCAGCCACCAGTAAAGGTTCGCTGACGCAATAATGCCGTGACATGTCACACCCCATTACCCGGGTGCGGGAAAAGAGTCGGCAAATCAGGGCGCAGTTCATGGGGCTTAACAACTCCATTAACTGCGTTTGAGACTGCCACTGCATGGACCGGAGAAACTTTCTTGATCCCCCTGACCCACTTCCAGACAGCTCCTTGCGTAACGCCAACCTTTTTAGCAAGCGAACTTTGACCACCAGCAACGTACACGGCTTTCGCCATTGGGGATTCAAAAACCTCATCAGTCATAACAAAGCCCTTAGTATTAATATTAAAGATATAAAATAATACCAAAGGAATAATTAATCAAGTATTATCCGCTTGCCATGGTTAATCCTGTGGTATTAAATATGCACAGAAATGGGAGATACTTAGATGAACACACTTGCAGAAAGACTAAGGCTGGCGATGATTCATGCCGGCGCAACTCAAAGTCAATTAGCGCAAAGGGTTGGGGTCAGCCAGGGGGCCATACAAAAGCTAACCTCTGGAAAAGCCCAGTCCAGCGGGAAAATCGTGGATATAGCCAAAGCGTTGGATGTAGATCCAATATGGTTAAGCACTGGTGAAGGCACCATGGGGCCCGCAAAAACTCCAGAACAAAGGATGTTTGGTATTGATCCATGGGATAAGCAAACGCCGCTTGAGGATGATGAGGTAGAGGTGCCTTACTTGAAGGATATCGAGTTCGCATGTGGAGATGGCAGCGCTCTTAATGATGATTACAATGGCAAAAAACTTAGGTTTTCCAAAGCAACATTGCGAAAGGTGGGAGCTAATAGTGATGGTGATGGCGTTCTATGCTTTGCTGCACACGGGAATAGCATGGAGCCAGTGATCGCTGATGGCTCAACTGTTGCCATAAACTGCCATGACAAGCGTATCGTGGATGGTAAAATTTACGGCATCAACCAAGGTGGATGGAAAAGGTTAAAAATCCTCTACAGATCTGGGCCAGATAAGGTAACAATCAGAAGCTACAACTCTGATGAATACCCTGACGAAGAAGTAGACATGGATAGTCTTGAGGTTTTAGGAAGGCTGTTTTGGGTATCAACAATCTTCTGATCTGCTACCAAAAAAGCACCAAGCCGACCATAGTGTCGGCTTTTTTATTACTAAAATAATCTTCAATAACAAATACATAAGAAATCCATTATTCTTTTTGTATTAATACCATTGACCTCCAATTAATACTTAAGTATTCTCATTTCATCGGCAAACAAAGGAGCCAATGAGATGAATACAACCTCCCAACCAAACCCAGCGAGCCAGGCATTTGATATCCACGCCAAGCTTAAAGCAGCAAATTCACACTGGATTTATTTACGAGCTGCACAGCCTCATCAGAATGATTTTGATTACGAATTTAACACAACTTTTATTGATGGTTTGGAGTTCGCTATCTACGAACGTGTAGATAATTATTTTGTTCTGGTTGATTTCTTCAAGTCATATGAAGAAGCATGTGATGATGCCAAAAAAATCATAGATGACCATCCTGATATTAAAAAAATTTTTTCTGTTAGCTAACTAATCAATTAATTAACTCAATCACAATTAACACCTTTTTGGGTGGGGAAAAACTCACCCTGAGGAAATGAAAATGCAAAATTCCGTCGCAATTAATCAGCCGATTAAAACGCCTCAAATGCTGTTCGGATCTGACAACATTAATGACTTTGGTAACCGCGTTCAAAGCTGCCGGATGGAAGGTGACTCCATGCAGCCGACCATCGAACCATGTGAGGTTGTGGCTTTCGTTGATTGCGGTGGACATGCGCTTACCTCTGGCATTTATGTTTACACAATGGATGCTTTTGGTCGCCCATGCCTTTTCATTAAGAGAATCGAGCCATTGGCTGATGGCTCATTAAAAATCATCTCTGATAACCATCATTACGAAACTTTCACCCTTAATACCCATGAACAGAAAGAAATCAAAATTCACGGTCGGGTGGTTGCTTCTTTGGCTGTGAGGCGCTTCGTATGACTTTCATCATTGATAAATCGGCATATAGAACAGCATGCCTTTATGCGGCCTGCGGTTACGAAGTAATCGCTCGTCTTTATCTTAAAAAAGCATATGGTCGTTAATTATGGTTGTTTTAAAAAGACAGGATATTCAGGAAGTGAATATCAAAGCGGAGAAGTTGTCAGGCTTGGCGCAAACATTATTTGAATATCACGACAAGTTAGACAGATTTCAACTTAAAACAATATGCGCTCTGGTTTATGACCTCGCCGCTGAAATTCATGATTGGACCGAAAAAGAAGAGGAAATTGTTATGAGCTTAGAGGAGGAGGCGCGCCGCAATGGATAATTTAATCAACACCTACCGACGCAGAATTTTAAAGGCAGCGTTATTACGCCACCAGCGTAAAACTGGCAGTAACTGCCTTGTTATTAAGCTCAATAAAGGCGGTATTAACACGGTCGAGTTAACAGAGATTCTTCTCGATGGATTATTACGAAAATTCGAAAGGCTCGCGATCAGTGAGTACGGGAGTGTCGAAGGCATAAAAGCTATTAAGGGAATTTACAGCAGCGCTGTTGATGTTAATGGCAGCGGTGAATTCCTTACGGATTGCGGGAAGGAATTAATCGACGAGCTCATTTCTGAGCTGGTTGAGTTCGTCAAAAAACAAAAAGTGGAGGCTCCGAAAACGGAGGGTAATGAAATGGGGGGATCTGGTGGCACTGACAGCGATACGAATTCCTGAGTGGGTTCACCTCAAAGCGGTACACGTTTTATGCCAGTTCAGGGCAAGGCGCATTCACCCCTGCCGAATGCACGGCTCCGGGAATTTAAGCCTCAAAGTTAACCATCGCTGGCGGCTACTCTCCCGCGATGGCGGCAAGAACTGGGAAGTAATGAGTCACGAACGATACAGCAAAGTTAAGGACCGGAAATGAAAGATAAACGCATCAGCTCAACCTCAATTGATAGTGCCTTTGCTAAAGAAATGCAGCCAGTTTACGTCGTATCACGACACGGCTACTCGCGCCGTTTTCTCAGCAGGAGTGCGGCGATCAGCAATCTTGCTCACTACATGGTGACCAAAACTTTTCAGCGCGCCGGCTTGAATACCAACGAACCAGACGAGCCTGTGTTCAGCAACGGTGTGCTCGTCAATCGAATGGGCCAGCACACCCAGCAATATCTCTTTGCACATGCCAGATGCATGCGGCGTATTCGGCGAATTCTGGAACGCAAGCGCGCAGCACAAAAATGGCTGGCGAAATGGGACGCCATGCATGACCGATTCGTTAAAGAGGTCGATGCACTGCAGGCCATCAAACCAGCAGGGGTGAAATGATGAAGCCCTTCATTTTCAGCATCATTGTTTCCATGCTGCTGGCGGCCACCGTTATCGGCGCGCTGATTGAATATAAATTTTTGGTGAAGTAGCGAGGCACTCCATGAATAAGCCAGTTTTAGAAGTTATTAAGCGTTGGAGCCGTTTAGCAACGGAGGCCAAGCAGCTGGGGCTTACCACCATCCCCATCGACCCGGAAAATATGTTGATGGTGCTGGGTGTACTACCGGACAGTTCGGCGGACTTTTCCGCCGATTACCAGAATGACTATCAGGCTGCGATCGACATTCTGCGCAAGAGAGCGGCCAGCGAACTTGATGGCGGTTTTAGAGCGCACCACAACGCACTTATCTATGCGGCAAATGAACTGGAAAATGCCCAGGCATTTGGGCGGGAGGTAGGTCATGAGTCTTGATTGCGTACCACTTTCAACCTACTGCCGGGACGCCGGAGAAACGGTTGAAGCCGTTAACAAACGGATACAAAGGGGGTTATGGAAAGAGGGTGTCCATGTATTAAAAGTCGATGGCGTTAAAGAACGCTGGATAGACTTAACGGAGGTTTCAAAGTGGGCAAGAAAGAACAAGGATCATTATCTCTCCCAAGAGGAGTAACCATTCGCCAGCATAAAACTGGCGATACCCTGGTGATCACATTCACCTACAAGGGGGTTCTCTGCCGGGAGCCCCTATCCAGAATGGAAGCAAACGCGCGCGGCGTGAAGTATGCCGAGCGCCTGCTGGGGGAAATACAGAACCAAATCGCCGGCGGCACATTCGATTATGCTAAATACTTCCCCACCTCCAAAAAACTGGAGCTGTTCGGGGTAGTGAAGAAAACCAAAAATATTAAGTCCTACCTGGACGAGTATCTGAAAATCTGCCAGAACCGCAACCTTTCGCCCTCCACTATTGGCGGTTATGAAAAGTGCCTGTCTGCGCTATCAGCGCTGCACAAAATGCATGTGTCGGAACTGACCCCTGCGGTCCTCAAAAACTGGATCGCCAGCAGAAAGACAAAGCTGAAAACGATCAGGAATAACCTCTCGTTTCTGCGCAGCGCCATAGATGAAGCGGTGACTGACGGCCTGCTGACAATCAACCCGGTAACCCTTGTCAGCGCGAGTCGGTACCACGTGATCGACAGCAGCCCGAATAGTGACGATTACGAAGTTGATCCGTTCACACCAGCGGAAATCAGCGCTATTTACCAGAGCTGCAGATACCAAGAGTGGGAAAACCTGTTCCGTTTCGCATTCAATACGGGTTTACGCAGCTCTGAGCTGTGTGCGTTGCGCTGGCCTGATCTCGACAATATCGCTAAAACAGCTCACGTTCAGGCGGCAAGTGTTGTTGGCGTTCTGAAAGGTACCAAAACAAAAGCCGGTACCCGTAAAGTAGAATTAAACAGCGAGGCGCTGGCCGCGCTGCAGGCGCAGAAACAATTCACTTTCATGAAAAGCGAGTTTATTTTCAGCGACCCTAAAACGGGTGAGCCCTGGGCGAACGCCGACGCGATACGAAAAAAAGCATGGGTACCAACCCTCAAAAAAGCTGGCGTTCGATACCGTAACCCGTACCAGACCCGCCACACATTCGCTACCAGACACATTAGCCAGGGCGTAAACCTTTTCTGGCTTGCCGGGCAGATGGGGCATAAAGGGCCGGAAATGCTGTTCCGCAATTACGGTAAATACCTGGCTGAATACGACGGGAAAACCGCCATTTCTGCAGCTCTGTAGCGTGGTGAATATTTCAAAATGTTGGACGGAATCAGGACGTTAGAGGGACCACGATATGCACGTAAAATGCACTTGAGACCTTTTAAAAAATACAAAATATTAATAATCAATAGGTTAGGCATTATTCTGACACGGGTTCAACTCCCGCCAGCTCCACCAAATATTGATGTACTGAAGTTCAGTAAAGTCCACTAAGCCCGCACAGCACAAGCTCTGCGGGCTTTTTTACGTCTATTGTCGTCCAGTGAGAATTGCTGAGAACTATCACATATGGCACCCTGAATGGGACCCACTGAGAAGGGTCCAAAAACCGAGGATCCCAAAATGGCAAAAATCGCTAAGAAGCTCACTGACACTGAAATCAAAAGCACCAAGCCAGCCGACAAAGAAATCAACTTGTTTGACGGAGATGGTTTGATACTACGAATCGCTCCCCTTTCGAAAGGAGGAAAGAAGAATTGGTATTTCAGGTATGCAGTGCCAGTGAGTAAAAAAAGAACCAAAATGAGCCTTGGGACCTATCCTCACCTTACACTGGCAAGAGCCAGAGCCTTACGAGATGAATACCTTTCCTTGCTTGCTAATGGCATTGATCCCCAAGTTCATAACAACGATAAAGCTAATGCCTTAAAGAATGCTACTGAACACACTCTCCAAGCCGTGGCAAGGAAATGGTTGGATGAGAAGGTTAAGACCTCTGGTATCTCACAAGACCATGCAGAAGACATCTGGCGAAGCCTGGAGAGAAATATATTTCCCGGCTTGGGTAAGGTTCCTATCAATGAGATTCGACCCAAACTCTTAAAGCAACATCTCGACCCTATTGAGCAACGAGGAGTCCTCGAAACCTTACGGCGAATCATTTCCCGATTAAATGAGATTTTTCGCTGGGCCGCGACTGAAGAACTTATCGAGTTCAATCCGGCTGACAACCTTGGGCAACGGTTCAGTAAGCCTAAAAAACAGAATATGCCAGCATTACCCCCTTCCGAGTTACCCCGCTTCCTAATGGTGTTAAACAATGCCTCAGTTCGAATGGAGACAAGATTGCTGATTGAATGGCAATTGCTGACCTGGGTTCGTCCAGGGGAAGCCGTTCGTGCGAGATGGGCCGATATAGATACTGACAACTCGATATGGAACATCCCGGCTGAGTTTATGAAAATGAAGAAGCCTCACAAAGTTCCACTAAGCAAAGAAGCTTTGCGAGTCTTGGATTCAATGAAAGCCATCAGTGGGCACAGAGAGTGGGTTTTCCCAAGTATCAAAGCTCCACTCAATCATATGCATGAACAAACAGCGAATGCTGCAATCATCCGAATGGGATTCGGTGGTGAACTGGTAGCCCACGGAATGCGTTCTATAGCAAGAACGGCCGCAGAGGAGTCTGGAAAGTTCAGAACAGATGTCTTAGAAGCCGCCCTTGCCCACTCGAAGAAAGATGAAATAATTGCAGCCTACAATCGTGCAGAGTATCTCACAGAACGGGTGGTTCTCATGCAGTGGTGGAGTGACTTTGTTTCGTCTCAAAAATACAAAATTATTGCCGCATAACTCTTCCATGATGGGTTAACTATCTTGATTTAGTTAAAGAATTAATAATCAAACTATTAACCTATGTGGACTAAGCATAGCCATTTACGAATGGGTACCTTGAGGCCACATAACGAAAGCTGTCGGTCATATCAGCTAAATAATTCACATCTCTTCTCGATTATCATACACCTCGAAGATTTACTAAATTCGCTCTAATCAATGATAAAACAGTTGAATTTGGTTAAAAATTGATCAATTTTATCCTCTACATTGTATTGAATCATCCATGAGGTTTCGTGCATGGCTAGCGAAAATGATAAAAATCATAAAGTTAGGGTCGCACAGTACTTGAGGATGTCTACCGACCATCAGCAATATTCTTTACATAATCAGTCCGAATATATCAAAGATTATGCTGAAAAGAACAATATGGAAATCGCTTATACCTACGATGATGCAGGTAAGAGCGGAGTCAGTATCATAGGCCGGCATTCTTTGCAGCAGTTACTTAGTGATGTAGAACAAAAGAAAATAGATATACAGGCTGTATTATTTTATGATGTGAGCCGTTTTGGTCGTTTTCAAAATAGTGATGAAGCTGCATATTATTCCTTTCTATTTGAGAGAAACGGTGTAGATCTTATATACTGTTCTGAACCTATTCCCACTAAAGATTTCCCTTTAGAGTCTTCTGTTATACTGAATATAAAAAGATCTAGTGCTGCATATCACAGCAGGAATTTATCAGAAAAGGTATTTATAGGGCAAGTAAATTTAATAAAGCTTGGTTATCATCAAGGCGGAATGGCTGGTTATGGGCTAAGACGTCTTTTAGTAGATGAAAATGGCATAGCTAAAGAAATATTGGGCTTCCGCAAAAGAAAGAGTATTCAAACAGATAGGGTGATATTAATTCCGGGACCAAAAAATGAGATCAAAATTGTAAATAGCATTTATGATCTCTTTATAGATGATAACATGCCAGAATTCATTATTGCTGAGAGACTAAATGAACAGAATATACCTGCAGAAAATGGAACATTATGGACTCGTGCAAAAATACATCAAATCTTGACAAATGAAAAATATATTGGAAATAACATATATAACAAAACCTCATCTAAACTAAAAAGTAGGCTTGTAAAAAACCCCAAAAATGAATGGGTTAGATGCGACAAGGCATATAAACCCATTATTTCAAAGAAAAAATATAATAAAGCTCAAGAAATAATTCAGCTCCGATCCGTACATTTGACTAATGAAGAGCTTTTAGAAAAGCTAAAACAAAAATTAGAATCTAATGGAAAACTATCTGGCTTTATCATTGATGAAGATGATACAGGCCCTTCATCTTCTGTTTACAGAACGCGATTTGGTGGTCTTTTAAGAGCATATACTTTGATTGGTTATAAGCCAGAACATGATTACAGCTATCTCCAAATAAATGAAGCACTAAGATCATTTTACTCAGATATAATTGAGGATTTTAAGGATAGGATTTTAAAAAGTAACTGCTATATAGACGAATATAAATATGCCCCAATGCTTTACATCAATGATGAGCTTTTAATTTCCGTCATTATTACTAAATGCATACATATGAAATCAGGTAAACTTAGATGGAAGGTCCGGTTTGATAACTCACAGAAAGCAGACATAACAATTGTTATACGAATGGATTCACAAAATATTTCGCCTCTTGATTTTTATATCATACCAAAGATAGAAAACGAATATAGTAAAATGTGCATGACGGAAACAAACAACATTCGATTAGATCTCTATAGATTTGATAATCTGGATACACTTCTACAAATTATTACTCGCATGAAAGTGAGGGAACTATATGCTGCCTGAAACAAATGAATTCCCAATAATTCAAATTGAGATTGCAAAAATAAAATTTCTTAACCCTCGAACTAGAAATAAGGTAGTGCATGAAGAAATTAAGGAAAGCATAAAAAAAAGAGGATTAAGCAAGCCTATAAGCGTGAGAGCGATTGATGAAGACGATTTCAAATATGCTTTAATTTGTGGTCAAGGGAGAATAGAGGCACTCATTGCATTAGGTGAAACAATTATTCCAGCAATTATAAGAGATGTATCAGAAGAAGATGCTTACGTTATGAGTTTAGTTGAAAACATTGCAAGGAGGAGACCGCGTTCCAATGAGTTATTACAGGTAATAAAAGATATGAAAATCAGAGGACTTTCAGACTCCGAAATAAGTGAGATTACTGGGTATTCATCGAACTGGGTGAGCAGTATAAATATGCTTCTTGATAAGGGAGAGCATAAACTTCTCTCTGCAGTCGAACGGGGGAATTTGCCTCTGTATCTTGCAGTGCAATTTGCAAGATGTGAAACTGAAGAAGCACAAGATATTCTTACCGAAGCATATGATAAAAAATTAATTAAAAGCCGGGACATTATAAAGATAAAACACATTCTAAATCAGCGAACAATCGGGAATAAAGGTGCAAAAGCAGCCGGGTTTTATTATCACAAACCATCAAAAAGAATGACTGCTGAGGAGTTAATTGAGCTTTATGAAAATAGTATCGCTGAACATAAATCTGTTTATAACAACTCTAAATTTATAAAAACTAATTTGCTGATAGTAAATGAGATTTTTAACATCATAATGATGAATAAAAGCTTTCAAAATATACTTGAACAAGAGAATCTATCAGAACTGCCATCTCAGATCCTCAATCCAATAAACAAAGAGGCATCAAAATGATTCAGATACGTTTTGGCGACAATTTTATTTATTTAGAAACTAACAAGCTAATTCCCTCAAAGGAATTGTTAGAAAATGTAAAGCTAAGTCATAAATATCATCAAATAGTTACCTCAATTGAAAGCTTAGGTATTATTGAACCAATAATAGTGTTCTATGACAAAGATAAAGATGCCATTAAGATACTCGATGGCCATTTGAGGGTTGAGGCTTTAAAAGATTTAGGCTTAGAAAAAGCTCCATGTATACTTTCGAGCATAGATGATGCGTTCACTCCTAACAAACAAGTCAATCATATAAATGTAGTTGAAGAACATAGAATGATAATCAAGTCCTTGGCAAAAGTATCAATTGAAAAACTTAGTGCTGCTTTGGGAATATCTATTGATGCTATAAAAGATAAAGCTAATGTGATGAATGGTATAGATCCAAGTGTAATTGCGAAACTTTCTGATAAACCTATACCTAAGGCTACATTTGATGTTTTGAGGAAAATGAAGCCAATTCGTCAAATTGAAGCAGTCGGTACAATGATTAATTTTGATAACTATAGTAAAAAATTTGCAATGAGCATCTTGGATGCTACACCGACATCGATGATAGTAAATAAAGGGAAAAACACTCCCTATAAAAAGGACATAAAAAAAACCATACTACGTCTGGAACAGGAAATGGCAACAACTTCGGAAGAAACAAAAAAGCTTCAAACCGAGTATGGTTCAGATATGTTGAAATTCGTTATAATCCAGTCATATATTAATAAATTACTTGGTAACTCTAAAGTTCTTCATTGGTTCTTGGAAAACGAGATTGATTATCTTAATGAGTTAAAAAGAATTTCGAAAATAAATTCTTTAGATGATAAGACTCTTGCTGAAAACAGCCAGTCATAGTTATGGTTATGGTTATGGTTATGGTTATGGTTATGGTTTTATATAGCCGAAGTATACTTACACAATCACAAAGGTTTCTCTTAGATATTAGCATAAGTAGGCAGTATAAGCCGTAATCATTCGAACGGATTAAGGAGGTGAACTTATGGTTAACAAAATGAGATCTATTGCGTGAACGGCCACAGAGGAATCTGGTAAGTTCAGGTCTGGTGTCTTAGAAGCGGCCCCTGCCCATTCGAAGAAAGATGAAATCATCGCAGCCTATAATCGTGCAGAATACTTAGCAGAACGAGTGGTTCTCATGCAGTGGTGGAGCGATTACGCCATTGCTCAAAAATTTAAGGCTATTGCGGCGTAACAACTCTATAAGGGGTTAATTCTCCCAGCCCCTTATCCACCAAGACATAACCATTTTTTTAACATCACTTTTTCTACACCAAGATATATGGGCTGTAACGAACAAAAACGATTTTCTCTATGAACTGGCAAACAACACAAGAAATGCGAGATCATAGCTGTGGTGTTGTCTGATATGGATATCCCCTTTTTGTTTTGTAACCTCTCTCTGATATCATGTATAAATGTTTCTTTGCACGCGAAGAAACCACATATAAAAGTCTACGGGCAACATAATTTTGATGCTCTGAGCTACAATTTATAATATCATTCCAATTAGGTATTTTTCCATTTAGTAACCCAGTGCAAATGACTACTTCATACTCATCTCCTTTTGTCGAATGACAAGTTGTGATTTTAACACCGCTTATAAAATTGAAAAATAAATGTAATTCATTTGCTTTATAAGCCATTTTATACTTCAACATTCTTTTCAATGTGGCATTAATCAAAAGATCCATTTCTTGATAATAGTAGCTATCAATACTTATACTCAAATTAATAGAATGGCAAAAGCTCGTTATAATCTCTCTCAACCAAACATCAATTTCACAATTATAATCTACGGATAATGATATTTTATTTATCATCTTCAATATTTTTTTAGGAGACAAAGACTCTGTATAGGGTGCAACAACATTTAATTCCTGAAGGAAATCACGCAATAGTTTCTGTCTTGTATTAAAATTAGATGGAACTCTCTTAATTAAAAAGAGTTTAACCAAAGCAAGCCAGAGGTTTTCATTGTTTTTAGGTATAGGAGAGATCATGACTCCATCAATTTCTATATCCGGATTAAGAGTAACAATATCATTTGACAGTTTTATCACATCAAACCAGCCTGGACACAGAATAGCAATTTCATTTGAAAGCACTCCCTGTGCTAAATGAGTTCTAATAATACCTGATATATAAATAGGAAGTTGAGTAACATCTACCTCGCTTTCTTTAAAAATTACTGAGTTGAAATCCTTATTATCTGAAAGTGAATTAATATCATAATCTTCGTCTTTGTATTTACTATAAAAATCAACAATAGATTGGCTACTACGAAAACACCCTGTTAATTTCATCTCGGTTAGATCATCAAGTTGGAAACAATCAATTAATTCATTTCTATTCTTAACGACAGCCCCCAAACCAGTGTATATAGCTTGCTCTTTATCTCCAATAAAAGTAATCATTGTATTTTTCTTTAATACAATTTGTCTGAGTATCTCATATTGTATAAGGGATGTATCTTGATACTCATCGACTAAAATACACCTTAAAAGTAAAGACAATCTTTCACAAAGTGCATTGTATTTTGTCAACACCCGACAAGACAGATTTAATATCAAATCAAAATCGATTAATTTTTGCTCATACAAATAATTATGATATTCTTTTACGACCAAATATTCTTTGGTCCCACGAGAATAAAGCTGACAAAGGTTAAAATCTAAATTAGTAAAAACTTTATCATTTGCAGATAAGCCATGCTTTTCTTTTAATTCATTTATGAGAAATTCCTTTTCATGCTCATCAATTACACTAAATCCTCGGCAAAGTCTTGGTATCTTATCTACATTAGGTTTTATAATCCAATTCAAACAAAAACTGTGTATTGTTCCAATCCATAACGATTCACTACTTATGCCGAATGACATAATTCGTTCAAGAATTGTATCGGCTGCTATATTTGTATATGTAAGAGCAATTATCTTTTTTTTACCTATACAAAATAGTTCTTTATTTTCTAAAATAAAACAAAGTTTAGAAACCAATGTCTTAGTTTTACCAGACCCTGGACATGCCGTTAATAATAAATTCCCGTTGAATTTAACGGCATCCATTTGCTCAGAAGTTAAATTTCTATATGGCATAATCTATAACTCCAACAGTCTTACAAAACTGTCATTGAAATGTTTCTTATATTCTATCATTTTACTAGAAAAATCCTTTTTGGCATTTATACAGTCAACTTCTTTAACCCCCATTAAAGACATATTGTAATCAAGCATTTTTTGATATATAGGCTCGACATTTCTATCCCGAAGAACAAATTGAATTGCCTGTAAAATATAATCAGGAACACGATTATCAACACTAAGATGCTCTACCATTTCAGTAGCTAACCATCCCTTCCCTATTTTCTTTGCAAACTTTAATACTCTTTTATATCGAACTCTGAGATCAGATGAATTTACATCTGTTTCAGCCTTTTTAAAATACGCTTCTTTTTTATACTCTGTTTTCATAACCTCTAAAAACAAGTTATTGTTTTCATCGTAGCGAACAAGCTCAGTTTCGAAAGTATTTTCTGCGTAATGAACTGTAATAAACTCATTACCTTCAATATATTTGTCTAACTCTTCTTTTCTTCGTAACCCATCATCTTCGGCATCTACCAGAGATTCGACAAAATCCGCATCAAAAATATCATCAGCTACTTTTACATAGGCCGAATCAAGATCCGTGAGAATTGCACATTTTCTTTTCAGCCTTTTTTCATGAAAAAGGTTAGAAATATGTTTAAAAACAGTGCCATCTACTTTGATCAGACTTATGCCCAACTCATCTAATCTGATTCCCAAAGTTTCTTTTACCATTGCTGGTATTAAAATAAGTTCTGCATCGCCTTCTACCAGAATGACACTTTTAGCAAACAAAAGGTCACTACGAATTGCATCAAGATATCGTTCTACGGAAGAAATTTCTTTCGGCGTCAAACCAAACGATGGATGATATACATCAGTAAATCCTTTTTGGCGTGATAATATATTCATTGATGATATTTTTGATACAGAACTAATTTGTGTTGAATGTGTAGAAACAAACACTTGCGTGTTTTTAAAATTGAAGTTATCGAAAAGGGTTTTTTGGATATGGTTATGAATATGTGCTTCGGGCTCTTCAATTAACAAGAAGTGAGTAATATGCTCTTCACTATCCCTTATTTCTTCATATTCATATAACTTTAAAGCAAGATAAATTAAGTTTGCTCCACCAAGACTCAGATCATCAATCTTTCCTGAGCCATTGTAATCCAGAGAATCTTCAACCACTAAGCCAAGTGATTGAATTAATTCTGTGAAATCTTCTGGGAGTTGTGAGGATACTAATATTTTAGGGGAATAAGTCGAACCTACTGTATTAAGTAACGAAGCAGATATCTTATTACTCAATCTCTCAATTTCAGGTATAGCAGAGATTTTACCATTGATCTCTTTAACATTTTCTACAATATCTTTTCTATCATCAATTTGTTTACTTTTTAAAGTAAGTAATTTATACAATGGATTCGTTTTATAATATTTAAGATCTGCAACTACATTCCTAAGTGCTTTGACATAAGTGCAAGCGACTTCGCTGCCTAAGGCAAAGTAAGGTGGCTTCTTAACCCCTAATACAGTAGCATCATCATTATTAGGATTTGAAAAGGAGTAACTATCAAAATCACCAACTACTTGTTTATAAATTTCGTCATTATTCAAATCAACCTTTGTTCTAACAAAAGCTACTGCTTCATATGTTTCTTTAGAAATAATATGGTTAGATACAAATTCTGTAAAAGAAGCGGATCTTGCTTCCACATTGTCATCTTCTAATGTTAATTCATACAACTTTTGTCGAATATGAAATTTTGGTCTATATATAAAAGTGTAGTTACCTTCCTTTATAGACTTATCATTACCATCATTTACTGTATAGTTGGCAAGAACCTGTTCTTCCTCCGACTCACTTAAATCATCAAAATATAGCGTAATTATTATCCAATGACCGAAGGGTTCAGATAATCCACGATAAAAGTCCTCATTAGATAGAATCCTAGAATTCATCGGGAGAGAATCATCTAGAATCAACCTCATAGCATTAAACAAATTCGTTTTACCTGAAGCATTCTCACCGATAATTGTATTCACTGAGTCTTTAACAAAGTAAAAATTTGAGCTTCGAAAATTTTTATAGTTTCTAATAGCTAATTTATTGATATACATAGTAATCGATTGGGCCCTTAGCATAGTTTTACTACACATTAGATTACTCCATAGCCACCAGAAGCACAAAGCCATCGAGTTCAAAAGCCTAATTAAGTCAAGTAAAAAGCATGGTAGTTTACAAAAAACACTAAAATAAAAGATATAATACCTGACTGAAATTAGTTTATGAAAACCAATAAAATGATTAAAACACTTTTAAATCAATATGTTACAATCAATAAAAATTAATATTGACGATGTAACATAACTATCGGATATTAAGTGAACAAAAAATTTCAGATACATCCTAACAATGATCTTGATACTTACTGACAGTAACGATGTTCATGCAGACATAGTTTCGATGAAACTCGGTGATAACTACTTCCGTTTGAATTTAGATATAGAAGCCCTTAAAGATACCAAAATTAGCTTTGATGGCTCTGAATGGACTATCTCCCAAAACGGAAAAACGATCAAAAATTCATCCGTAAAATGTGTTTGGCCAAGGCGGGTGTCTGTTCAAGTCAATTCTGAACAACAGCAAGATCAAAGTAACGGTTTCAGATTATGGCGATCTGAATGGAATAAAAGCCTTTTTGGCCTATATAATGCATTATCTGAAAGTTGCTGGTTTAATCATGTAAGAGATGCAACTCTCGCTGATAACAAGTATTTTCAACATAAAATAGCTAATGAAGTTGGGCTAAATAATCCAGCATTTATAACTTCAAACTCCAAAGAAGACCTCAAAAATTTCTTAACTACTTATCCTGATTCGGTTGTTAAATTCATGTCGCAAGATATGTATGTCTCTGAATCAGGTGAGATATTGGGTCTATATGTAAACAAAATCACTTTAGAACAATTAGAAAGTTTCTCTAACGATTCAGAAAACCCAATTACTCTTCAAAAATATGTTAATAAAAAATTCGAAGTTAGATACACAGTAATTGAAGATGAACATTTTGCTTGTGCTATAGACTCTCAGCATTCAAACAAGGCAAAAGTAGACTGGCGTAGATACGATATACCTAATACACCGCACTGGAAAATTGACGCACCCACTTCGGTGAAGGAAAAAATAATTTCTTTAATGTCTAAGTTAAACCTTCGATATGGGGCTTTAGATTTCATCGTTGATGAAAATAATGACTGGTGGTTCTTAGAGGTGAATTCTGCTGGTCAATGGTTGTGGATCGAAGATTTATCCGGCATGGATATTTCCGGGTCCATTGCAAATTGGTTAACTTCAAATAGCAGGTGA